CCGGTGGTCGAGTCAAGGAATATGCGCCGGCCCGTTGATTGGGCCATGTCCATGATGACGAGTGCGCCTGCAAGCCACTGACTGAATAGCGCATTCCTTCCAAGTCTGCCTGACATTTGTTGCCTCCTCCTGGGTCGTCCAGTATTATCGGAGAGCATTGGGGCGGGGCACCATTGCCCCGCCCGTGCTCATCTTGCTTCTTAGTCCTCGGTCGGGCTCAGCATCAGCTCAGGGGCGGCGGCGTTCACCGGATCGCCCAGGATGTAGAGGCCCGCTGCGATCTTCGCGGCGCCCGGATCGGTGAGATCGCACCGGATGCAATCGAAACCACCATCACAGTCAAGGTCTTCGGCCATGATCTCGAGAGCGATCATGCCAACCTCTTCGCCGTTGTCGGAGGGCTCATACTTCTCATCGGCTGTCGCCTGGGTGATCTTCTCCCAAGTGCTCGCCGCTGCCGCCAGGGTCGCGTAATCGGCTGCGCCCTTGCGATAGATGCGCCCGGTTTGAAGCGCGTTGAGAACCTTGGCCCCGGCGCCGGCAACGGTCGTTGCCTGATAGAGCACGAGGTCGAGATCGCTGGCCGCCGTCCCGTCACCGTAGACCACGACGACGAGACAACGCTTGAAGCCCTTTAGGGAAACATAGTCCCCCGTAGTGGCGCCATCATTGGTATCGACGGGCGCCATGATCGGAACGATCTGGAGCCTTTCGAGCATCTTGCTATTCATCGTTTTGTCCTTTCCTCAGTTACATCAACCTCCCCCCGCCCATCCGCGGGCGAGGGGCCCTGCATGAGCGCCGACTAGGCGCGCACCGCGATCTTGACAAACGGCGAGGTCGTGGCCGAGCCCTTGCGGGGCGTAAGCGCAGCATCCCAAGCCGGGCGCCCATCGGCGCGCCATGTGAACTTGAAGGCGGTCTCGTCGTAGTCAAAGCGCAGATGGATCGACACGGACGCCTTGACCGTCCCCTTTGTGGCGAAGAGGTATTGTGAGAAGTCACCGACGCAAAGATCGCCGGCGGTACCAAGGGCCTCGCAATGATCGGTCGGCATGGCAGGGCGACCGAAGAGGGTGTTATGAGGTGCGCCGGACACGCCGCCGGCAGGCATCCAAAGTGCGTGTCCACCCGTCCCGACGTTGAGCACCATCGTGACGAGCTGAATGAACGCCTCGGGGTTATAGTACCACATGGCTTTCGCCTGGCTGGGACCATAGAGCCGCGAGACCATCTTGATCGCGTTCTCGGCGAGGATGGTTTCCGCCGCCTGCCCGGTCTCTATGGCAACAGAGATCGCGGCAGCCGAATTGAAAGCGCCCAGGGGCTTGCCGACACCATTGCCGAACATCAGGGCCTCGGTCATCTCGGTACGGATCGCCAGTCCCGACTTGTCCGTAAGGCGCTGGCCGAAGTTGACGTTGGCGTCCTCGAGCTCTTCGTCGGTGACGTAGCTGAGCACGGCGAGCTTGTTAAGCCTCAACGTGACCTGACGAAACTTGAGGTGGGAGCGGGTGATCTGCGCGGCCTCACCGACCCAATAAGGGATGACCCCGCCGTAGCGATAGGTCGTGCTCGACTTGTCGTGATCGACAGAGCCGTTGACCGTGATGCTGTTGCCCGCCAGCGTGAGGCGGTCTGTCTGCCCCATGATGTCGAGCTCGCCTTCGGTGCGCTCGAGCATGCGGTTGGAGAACTCGGGCGGCACGAGGAATCCGCCATCCGCCCCGCTGCCCTCGTTGCTGCCGTAAGGGGCCTTCTCGCCCCCGGCCTTCTCGGCACCAACGGCGGCGATCATCAGACGCTCATCGGGCCTTCCGCCGTCCTTGCCGGCGCCCTTGACGACCTGACAGAACTCGCCGAAATTCTTGAAGCCGTTTGCGGGATCGTCTTCGCGCCGGTCGCCGCCGACGGTGATGGCGATACCCTGTTTCTTGATACTGCTGTTCACGTCGGTCATGACCGCCTTGACGCCGGCCTCAATGCCCGCTGCAACCAGCTCCTTGACTGACTTGAGCAAGACCTCGCCATCGACCGGGGCGTCGTCCTTGGGCTTGTCCTCGACGACTTCCTCGATGAGCTTGATGCCAACGAGCCCCTTGGCATCTGTCTCATCCATCTCGACCACTTCGTCTTTCTTGTGGTCTTCAAAATCCTTCAGGTAACGATACTTCTTCATGGCCTTGTCCCTTCGTGTTAGAGTGGGGGAATCCTCTTTGATTCCCCGTCCATCATTCCGTGCGCGCCTTCCGGTTCCAACTTCCAGGGTTACACGGTCAAGCCGTGCTCCACCCCGACAAGCCTGCCGACTTAGACACGGCCCTTGATCCTATCGATTACCTCGGAGGCAATCGACTTCGCATCCATCTGAGACAACGCCGAGGCAAGAACGATATTGCCCTTTGCTACCCGCCGAGCCTCGAGCTCCTTGACTGAGATATACTTCTTGGCGTCGGGCTTCTTGGCCGGCGCATCGGTAACGTGATTCGGCAACGCAACGCCACACGCCGACAACAGTTTGCTCGGGAACTTGATGCCCTTGCCAACCGCCGTGACGAGCGCATCCATATTCGATCCGACAGGCACAACCGAATACTCGAGCAAGTGCCACATAGCGATGATGTAGCTAACCGCTGCCAGCTCCGGGCGCTCGCGGATTTCCTTCTCTTCAGGCTTGCGAATCTTCGTCGGAATGAATCCGATTGACTTGCCCGGCAGGAAGCCCGCCTTGATGGCGTGCCACACGGCATCGCCAAACCAGTTACCTTCCCAGCCTTCAGGCTTCTTGAGATATTCAGTCTTGGCGATGATGCCGTCAATCTTCCCCTTCTGTTGACGCTTAATCCACAGGCCGCGCCCCAGGGGCAGCACATCATACTCATGCGCCCAGGTGACATTCGGATTCTTGAGCCAGCCCTTGAAGTCACCACCGCCGGGGAGGATCACTTCTTGATCGCGGTCAATGGTGTTGGCGCTAATCCAGCTCACTTCAGTCATCGGCTCAAGGTCCGCATCGATCTTCGCTGCCAGAGCGATGCGCATTGGGCCATCCTTGATGAGCGACTTGCAGCCAGCATCGAGACCGGCCAGCAACTTCTCGAGCGCCTTGGCCTGATCGGACGGCATCGGCAAACCAAGGGGCCCCTCCGAATCGCCGTAGTATTGCTGGATCGTTTTCGCGGCCATTACTATTCCCCTTCCGTCGGCTCTGCGAGAATTTCGGTGAATGAGCACCTGCAAAATGGATGTATCGGCGGCAAGTTTCGATCATATACGCCGACCTGGGCCAGCGCCGTTTCAATCGGTGTCTCGCCGTGCTCCGATTCCGCAGTCAAGCAAATGGGGCAAGCATCAGGACTGAGCAAAAACTTGAAGCCGATAACCATGCCGGACTTTGCAGCCGCCAGCACTTGACCATCATGCACGGCCCGGCTCGCCTCGGTGGTAGCGATCCGGCGCGCGCGCCACTTCTCGGCGCCGTCGAATACACCGTTGACCCTGGCCGTCAATACTGAAAGCGTGTTGACATCCTCGATGATGCCCTCGGTGAGCTCCACCCTAAGCTGAGCGATAGCGCTATCGAGGTCCGCCGAAAGTGTGTCTTGTGTGTCTTGGCAGAAGTGTAATGTCTGCGCATCGATAGCATCCTTGACCTCGGGCAGCCCAACATCCCACAGCGACTCATCATCGGTGATGCCAAGGCGGCTCATCGTGCGCTTGCCGGCAGCATCGACATAGAGCTCGACGTGCGGGCGCATGCGCTTAACGTCACTCTCAAGGAACTCAGATAGGTCGAGGGGAGTGGCGGAAATGTTGATAGCCTGCTCGGCATCCTTCGCTTTGGACGCCAAGCCATAATGCTTCACGGCGGCGGCACGATAGCGGGCCACCATGCCAACGTATTCCTTGCGGATCGGCTCGCCCTTGGGCGGCAGCTTCCAGCCCTCAGGATCGGCTGCCTTGCCGTGCCCGTGATTCGGATCGCCGCACCCGCACCCAGGCTCTACACCCTTACCATCATCCGCCGGGGGGGGTGGCGGCGGGGGGGGCTCCTGAGCCTGGGGCGGCACGGCGGGCTTGTCGGGTTTGTTCGGCTCAAAGCCGTTACCCACGGTGCCCATCATGGCCTCGGCCTGCTCGCTGGAAAGGTTGAACATGATCTCGAGCATGGCAACGCCCGCCTCGCGCGGCAGCTCGCCAGCGACAACGCGAGCCACGATATCAAGGGCGGCGGTCACTTGAGCGCCATTAAGGACGGTGGCCGGGATGACCGGCGCGTTCTCGAGGTCGCCGTCTGTGGGCGCATCATCCACGGGCTTATCGGCATCATCATCTTTCGGCTCTGTCGCCGGCTCAATCGAATCGACAACGCGCGAGCTCGGCTGCGTCTTGCCGTTGGGCAGCCAAGGTTCATCGCCCCACTCGACAGGCTCTTCATTGCTTTCGAGACGTTCTTGATTGATCGTTGCAAGACCAGTGTTGAGGCGGTGAGATTGCACCCTAATGACATGCTCGGTATCCTCCGGCACGGGGTTGTCGCTCTGCACAAACAAGCGCCCCGAGGGATCGAAGAGAGGCACGAGCTTCCGATTGATCCGGCTATCGATCCTCTTGAGCCGAGGCACCACAGCATTCCGCGCATGCTGCTCGCGCGCCGCCTCGAGCTCGGCCCGGCTCTTGTTAGATTCAAACATCGCCGGAGGTATCTTGTAGGCATTAAGCAGCTCGATCTTGAGCACGCCGTATCGCTTGACAAGCTCGAGCTCGCGGCTGTTGAATGTGAGGGGGTGAACGTCAACGGCCTCATCGAGCACGGCCACGCCGGACGTACCGCCCTGCCTGAATTTTCTCTTGAACCAACGCTCGAGCCGCTTGCCCTCGCCCTGGCCCAAAATCTCCTTGGGCGACACGATGACATCGGGACGCGCGCGATTGTCCATGGTGGCTTGCGCGTGCGAGCGATCCTGATTGAGAAGATTGATAGACTCATACACCGCGCGCGCGGGCGACCATCCCTTGCAGTAGGGATCGGCAAGATTCGGGAAACGGAAATCGACAACATCCTCATTCTCGAAGCGCTGTTGCTTAGTGCCTGTGCCGTACTTCCACCACTCGGGCAAGTTGGTCTTTTCGTCCCTCTTCGCCGTTACGAATTGCGCTTGCAGAATCCACAGCGCAGACGGGATGGCGAATGCATCAGACTCGATGCGCCAATAAGCCGTACCCACAAGGTCAAGGTAAAGCGCCGTGATCTCGCGCATAGAGTATTCGTCAAAATAGTCGGAGGGCCCGGCGAGTAGGTCGATAAGCGGGTGGTCTAGTACCTCTTGAATCTCGACACCTTGTGCGGCTGCCTTCTTGCCAATGTCGCTCTCGCCCATCCACTCGCCTTGAGCTCGA